CAGATAAGTTTGCTCATTTTGTTGCACGTAATCCTGAAGATGTGAAAGCTGCCGAACAGGCAACCGATCTTGTTAATTATGTCATCAATAATGATAATAATGGTTTCGTGAATATTTATAATTGGTTCAAAGATTCACTGCTATTTAAGATTGGTGTCTTAAAGGTATTTTGGGAAGAAAACATACAAACTGTTGAGGAGTCATATCAGAACCTCAGCGAAGATGAATTAACAATGTTGGTTGATGATGACGATATTGAAATCGTGTCACAATCTATGAATGAGATAGGTATCGCAGATGATGGTGATGATGGTGATGATGCTATTGACCCTGATAACCAAATTCCACTTTTGGTAAGTTATGACGTTGATGTAAAAAGACGTAAAAATAGTGGTCGTGTAAAAATCATGAACGTACCACCTGAAGAATTTTTATTCTCAAGACGTTCAGTATCATTAGAAACAGCAGATTTTGTTGCACATAGATCAAGCATGAAAGTCGGTGATCTTGTCGATCTTGGATATGATTATGACACTGTATTATCGAAGTCAGGCTATAACGAGATCGATAACGAGGCTGAAGTACAACAACGTTTCCAACAAGTTGAATCAGGCACTCGTTCAGAAAGTAAAAACGACCCAACAATGCATGAATGTTTGGTCAATGAAATTTATATACGTGCAGACTATGATGGCGATGGTATTCCTGAGCTCAGACGTGTTTTATGTATTGGTGAAGAAAACTTCGTATTAGAAAACGAGGCATTTGATCATATACCATTCTGCATCTTATCACCGATACTAATGCCGCATAGAATGATCGGTCGCTCAGTCGCAGAAATGGTTAAAGATCTGCAGCTTATTAAATCTACAATTCTAAGACAGCTGCTCGATAATATGTACCTCACAAATAATTCACGTGTGGGTGTTGTCGAGGGTCAAGTTAACTTAGAAGATCTATTATCTGCAAGACCAGGGAATATTGTACGTATGAGAGCTCCGGGAATGGTGCAACCGCTTGCAGTACCACAAATCGGTACAAGTGGTTTCAATATGCTCGAATACATAGATCAGGTCAGAGATCAACGTACAGGCTTTTCAAAAGCATCATTGGGGTTAGACCCAAAAGTTTTACAATCGACTACTGCACAGGCTGTAAATTCGACTATACAGGGTGCACAGCTCAAGACTGAGATGATTGCACGTGTATTTGCTGAAACAGGCTGCAAAGATTTAGCAAAAACCATTTTGTTGTTATGTCAGAAACACATGATGAAATCACGCATCATTCGCATACGTAATGAATATGTTGATGTAGACCCAAGAGAATGGGACAACGAGTTTGATATATCAGTCGATGTTGGACTTGGTAATGGTAAAGAAGATGAAAAACTGAAAATGCTGCTGCAGATTGCAGGCAAACAAGAGCAGCTCATTCAGCAATTAGGAATGGACAATCCTGTAGTCAAACCAAGTCAATATGTCACAACACTTGCTAAGATTGTCGAGATGGCAGGATTTAAAGACACAACACAATTCTTCAATTCTGCTGAGGCAATAGATCAAGCACTAGCTGAGAAACAACAGCAGCAAGCTAATGCAGCAAACCCTTCAGGCATGGCACAAATGCAAGCTCAACTGCAAACTGATATCGAGCGACAAAAACTACAAGCGGATATCGCATTAGAGAGAGAAAAAATGATGCTAGAGATCGAGCTTGAGAGAGAAAAAATGCAGCAACAATTAATGCTCAGACGTGAGGAGCTGCAAGCAGAATTAGATCTAAGACAACAAAAAATATCATTAGGTGGGGACGTTAGTACGAATTTACCTAAAGCATAAGGGAAGATTTTATGGGTTTAGATGACGAAAGACAACGTGGTTTATTAGCGGAAACATTACGCAATAATCCATTACTGAAAGAGATTTTTACAGTTTTAAAAGATTCTTATATCACCGATTGGTCAACGACCGAACCAAGTGATTTTGAGAAAAGGGAACAGGCTTTTTATTTGCTAAGAGCACTGAATGAGATCGAGGGTCAAATAGACTCATTGATCGCAACCGGTAAATTAGCATCGCAGCAAATTGAAAGCATTGTTCGTAAAAAATAACAACAATGGAGTAAAAACATGGCTAGTATTCCGAACGATGGAACAAGCACTGAAAATATTGCATTAGATAAAACAGATGCAGTAAATTACCTTTTGAATAGAGATAACACCCCTAGTCAGGCAAGTGAAGATATTCAAGAGTCGGACGACACCTCTGAGGTGTCCGCTGAAGAAACCCCAAACGAAATTGAGTCAGAAGTCGATGACCAATCTGATGATTTCGATGAGGAGGAAGAAAGCGAACAGTATGACGAAGAAACTGATGAAGAAGAAGTCACTGTATATTTAGCTAAGGTTGATGGTGAGGAGGTCGAAGTAACTTCTGATGATCTCGTCAAGTCCTATCAAATCGAGGCGACTGCTCAGAAACGATTGCGTGAGGCAGCTGAGGAACGTAAAAAAGTCCAAGCAGACTTGCAGCAAGTTGAGGCAGAGAGGAAATATTATGCTGAAAATCTTGAGCTACTGAAAAATGCTTTGTCCCAAGTGGAACAAGGTAATCGATCAGAGCAAGAGTGGGCAGAGCTCTATCAACGTGACCCTATTACTTATATGAAAGAAAAAGAGGACGCACGTGATAAGCAGGCAAAATTGCAAGCATTGCAACAAGAGCAAATGGCATTACATCAACGTCATATCGAAACCGAACAGGCAAAACTTTTAGAAAGAATACCTGAATGGAAAGACAATGATGTAGCTGCTAAAGAACGTTCAGGCATTGTTACTTATGCTAAGCGATTTGGTTTTACCGACCAAGAGATTGCGGCAACTACCGATAGTCGTGTTGTCGACTTACTCAGACGTGCCTACCTTTACGATGCACTACAATCACGTAAACCAACCGCAACGAAAAAGGTAAAGAAAGCACCGAAGATGATCAAGTCCGGTCAACCGAAATCTAAAGTAAATGTTTCCCAACAAAACCGAAAATCGGCTTTTGACAAATTAAATTCGAGCGGTCGCAAAGAAGATGCGGTCGCATATCTATTAACTAAATAACTGATTAAGGAAAACAAAAATGGCAACTTATACAACTACAGCTGCTGTTGGTGAGAGAGAAGATCTATCCGATGTGATATATCGTATTGACCCTAGTGAAACACCATTGGTAACAGCAATGGCTAAAGAAACCACTTCAGGTGTAACAACTGAGTGGCAAGTACAAGAGTTAGCTGCAGCATCTGCAACTAACTATGTAAACGAGGGTGCAGATTACTCTTATGTAAACCCAACAGCTACAACAAGACTAAGCAACATTCACCAAATCGCAGCTCAAGCAGCATCTGTTTCAGGTACTCTTGATGTCGTAGATAAAGCAGGTAGAGATAAAGAAACTGCATACGTGAAAGTGATTAAAGGTCTTGAGCAAAGACGTGATATTGAAAAATCACTATTTGCAAACGAGGCTAAATCATCATCTGACCCAAGAAAAACAGCTAAACTGATTACTTGGATTACAAATGGTGCAGTATCTGCTGATGCGTCTACATCATTCGCAACAGGCGATGGCTCAGACGTAGCAGACATAGCTGCAGCATCTGCTGATGCACTAACACTAGCTAAAATCGATGCAGCTATTAAAGCAGCTTACATTGATGGTGGTTCACCAACAATGCTAGTAATGTCACCATCAAACAAAGTAAACTTTAGTGGTTTATCATCAGGTTCAGTAGCTACTAACCAAATCACATCAACAGCTCCAAAAGAGGCATCAATCGTTGGTTCTGTTTCTCTATACCTATCAGACTTTGGTACATTAGAGGCAGTTGTTGATAGACAGCTTGGTGATGGCGAAATGTATGTGATCGATAAAGACTATGTCGCTCTTGGTTTCTTACCGGGCAGACAATTTAGTGTTTCAGATGTAGCACCTACAGGTGATGCAACTAAATTCGCAATCGTTTCCGAATATGCACTAATCGTAAGAGCTCCAAAAGCTCATGCAGCAATTATCGGTCTATCAGGCTCATAATAGCAAAAAAGAAGTGGGTGTTGCTCCCTTGCACCCACTTCACTACTCAAGGGTAAAAATATGAAAAAAGTTATTTCGACAGATGGCATTTCCAAAAAAACAACAATGGAATTTGATGCCACACAACAAGAATATATTATTAAGACAGAGCAGAAAGTTGACCCGGTAAAAGACTTAGCGAAAGCACAATTAGCTGAACATAGACCGGGCGATATGATTGGCAACACTCAAAAGCATTGGCAAAAAATTGGTGAGATACCTGCTGTCTTATATCACGATTTATTACAAAAGTTTGGTAGTCCTGCTCAAAATCCAAAGGCATGGTATCGATGGCTACAAGATGCAGACAACCAAGCATTTCGAACAACTAATGGTAGGTTAATTTAATGGCATTTAGTACGTATAGTGATCTTAAAACTGCGATAGCTAATTTTTTAGCACGTGATGATTTGACTTCACAAATTCCTGATTTCATAAGATTAGCAGAGGCACGCATGAGTCGTGAGCTCGATGCCCGATCTATGGAAAAAAGAGCACAAGCTACTACTGTTGCAGGTGATGGTTATATATCGCTGCCAACAGATTTACGTGAGATCAGAAATGTACAACTAAATACCGACCCTGTAGATACTCTTGAATATTACACGATGCAAATGTTAAACACGCATTACTCAGGACAGGGTCAGGGCAAACCAAAGGCATACACAATAGTCGGTACTGAAATTGCATTAAAACCGATACCCGATGCCGCCTATACATTAGAAATCGTTTATGGCGAGAACGTACAAGCATTAAGCGATGAGGACACAAACAATACAATTTTATTAAGACACCCTGATGCATATTTGTATGGGTCGTTAATGAACGCATATACATACTTGATGGACGAACAAAGAGCCCAACAATACGATGCGTTATTTACAAGAATCATGGACGAGATTATTCGTGATACCGAAAAAGCACGATATGGGGGAGTGCTATCAATGAAAACAACATATAGAGGAAAATAACAATGTCAGCTATGTCAGATTATTTAGAGAATAAAGTCTTAGACCATGTTCTAGCTAACACTACTTACGTTTCACCTACTACTGTTTATATTGGACTATCTACAGGTAGTTTCGCTGATGACAATAGTGGTACTGAATTGACAGGTAATGGGTATGCTAGACAGTCAATGGCTTTTGATGCGGCAGTAAGTGGAGCAACCGACAATACATCAAATGTGGACTTCCCTGCAGCCACAGCTAGTTGGGGAACAGTATCTCATTATGGATTATTCGATGCATCAACAGGTGGAAACCTATTAATTCATGGTACGTTTACTGCAAGTAAAGCTATTGGAACAGGTGATGTTCTAAGAATTTCTGCAGGTGAGTTAGATATAACTGCTGCGTAGGTCATTATGGCTACACTCGACCAACTCGATGCATGGGGTACGATAGACTCTGCTTTTCTTAATACTTATACATTAGAACAGCTTGATAGCTTTGTGATGCATGAAGCATCGTCTAGTGAAACAATGAGTATGAGTACTGCAGCGGGTGCAGGTATTATCCCAACTGTATCAGCAAGTAGTTCAATTGCGATAACTGAAAGTGCGTCAGCAGAACGCATTATTGGTGTTTCTGCATCAGACAGTATTGCTGTAACGACAACATCTACTGCTGATAAGTTCTTTGGGGTTTCAGCGAGTGATACCATTAGTATGACTACTACAGGCTCAGGACTAGCATTTAGAATACCTAGTTTGTTTAGTCGTCAGATAACAATGACTACTACATCACCATTTGAGATATTTACTACAGCATCAGGAAGTGGCAGTATTAGTATGTCAGCATCAGATATAACAGGTGAAAAACTTGGTGAAACATTTGCAGATGTAAGTGGTTCGAATGTCGTTTGGAGTGTGCAATGATAGAATTTGGTGAATGGCTACCCGATCAATCTGATCTAGCGAGCGGTGGTGTATTAGAGGCAAAGAATGTTCTACCTGCCGCAAGAGGTTATAGACCATTTCGTGGGTTATCATCAGTATCGGGTGCAGCAGATGCTTATCTAAGAGGAATGTTTGCCACTCGTGACCAAACAGGTGTAAACCAAATTTTTGCAGGTGATGCAACAAAGTTATATAAATATGATGCAAGCGACTCTAGTTTGGCTAATGTATCTCAATCAGGTAATTATACGATAGCAAGCAATGAGCGATGGAAGTTTGTGCAATTCGGAAACAATCTTTTAGCAGCAGGTGGGCATTCACAGGTTCTGCAAAATTATGTAATTGGAACAAGCAGTCTATTTGCAGATATATCAGGTGCTCCTGCGGCACTTTACATGGCAGCTGTAAGAGATTTTATTGTATGCGGTAACGTACGTTATGGTGGCACAACCTATCAAGAACAATTATATTGGAGTGCAATCAACGACTCACAATCTTGGACTATTGGCACAAATCAATCAGACGTACAAAATTTAGCTGATAGTGGAGCAATTACAGGAATAGTAGGTGGTCAGTTTGGTGTCATCTTTACACAACGTGGCATTTCACGTTTGGAGTATGTTGGTTCGCCTGTTGTGTTTTCAGTAGAAAAAGTTCAAACAACAAATGGGTGTGAGATACCGGGAAGTATCGTAGCACTTGGCACAAATGCTATTTTCTACATAGCACAAAATGGTTTTATGATGTTTGACGGTAATCAATCAGTTCCAATAGGTGCTGAAAAAATTGATAATTGGTTTTATGATAATTTAAATGCTGCATATACCAACAGGGTTACTTCAGCTATAGACCCCAATAATCAAATTGTCGTGTGGTCATTTGTTTCGAATGATAGTAACGATGGTGAGCCTGATAAGATCATCGTCTATAACTATGCAGTAAATAAATGGTCATTACTTGAGATAGATCATGGCTCAGTTGGCACAATCTTATTACCGGGATATACCCTCGAACAATTAGATAATATAAATAGTAATATCGATACAATGACAACGTCATTTGATAGTCCAATTTATGCAGGTGAAAGTTTTACACTCGCAGCATCAAAAGATAATAAAATATTCAGTTTTACAGGTGACATTCTCGATGCGAGCATCACTTCACGTGAGTTTGAAGTAACGCCATTACGCAGTAGTGCCATAAATTCTGTAACACCTTATGTAACAGCAAGGAACGCAGTCACCACACCAACATTAACAATAAGTGTAGGCAGCAGAAGTAAACAGATTGATGACGTTACATTTACAACAGCGGGCAGTCTTAATGCTGATAATTTATGTAATGTAAGGAGTCATGGTAGGTATCATAGAGTGAAAGTTCAAACATCAGGTGATTTCAGATATGCACTTGGTGTTGATGTAGATGCTAAACCACTAGGTAGACGTTAATGGCAGATTTCAACTACAGAAAACTACCACCTGAGGGCGGTAGTCCTAGAGATGTTGCAAGTGTTGTTAATCTTTTGGTCGATGGTAAGAATAATGCAAAAGGTCAAATAACACTTACAGCTAGTGCAGCATCTACTGACGTAACAGATTTCAGGGTTGGTGAGGATAGTGTCATAAACCTAACACCAATAACAGCAAACGCAGCTACCGAGATTGGTGGTGGAACAATGTATGTGTCGTCACGTGGGTCACAAACATTCACAATTACCCATGCAAATAACGCACAAACCGATAGGACATTTATTTACACAGTAACAGGGTAAAAGGGGTAAGGGACATGAAATTTATACCGATACCAAAAGAACATATCGATAATATGTGGGAGCATATTGAGCCTACATTACATCGAGCTGTAGGGTTGACACCTGATCGTATAGATACAAATCACGTACGTGATGCAGCAGAAAAAGGCATCTATCTATTATGGATAGTTTTCGAAGAAAAAGATGATCAACGTTACATAGAGGCAGTTATAACGACTCGTGTTGTTGACTATCCGAAAAGCAGGGCATTAGCAGTTGATTTTGTAGCAGGCAGACGCATGAAAGAGTGGCTACCTGTAGTAATGCCAATTTTAGAAGAAGTAGGGAATAAGAACGATTGTAACCACATTGAGGGTTATGGTCGTAGAGCATGGTTTAAATATTTACAAAACTATGATTGGAAACCACGACACGTCCAATTTGAAAAGAGGTTAAAATGAGTAAAGGCAGTAGCAGACCTGCAACACAAGTGACAAGCTATCAGATACCTGATTATGTGACTCAGAATCAGGAAGAAGTTTTTAGTGCGGCTAGAAATTTCTCACCCCAAGTCTATCAAGGTGCACGATTTGCAGATGTCAATCCATACGAAACGCAGCAGATCATGGGACTTGGTAATTTCGGTGCAGATAATGTGCAGACTTATCAAAATACAGTAAACAGTCTTTTAGATGCAAACTATGGAAATCCTGATTT